CGAACGTGATGCGCAGATCGGCGGTGGCGAAGTTATCGAGAGGGCCGACGTTCTTGAGGGTGTCTCGGATCGCGCCGACGATGCGCTTGCACGAGGCGAGGTCGTCTTCGTTCGTCCAGACATGAAGGTCTAGGAATGCGCGGTGCCTGACGCGCGCGAGCCCGTCGCTCGGCATGGCGTGACCCTCCCCGATCAGGACGCAGGGGAAGACTTCGGGCCGAAGATTGCGGTCGAGGATCGCGCTCGCGGGGACCAGCGCCGTCACGTCGCTTGAGGCGACAAGGGCAAGGCGCACGGCCTTCTGCATGTCGAGGGTCGGCTCGGTCATGTCCAGTTCTCCCGCACGGCCTTGCTGACGGCGCGCTTGAGCCGGTTCTTGATGCGCTGCTTCGTGAGCCGGTAGGCAGGCCAGAAGAACGCCTTCGCGTGCGAGTGACTGGTCCCGTACTCGACAAGGTGTGGATACCGGACTTCGGCATTGCCCGCCGTGACCAGCACTTCGTTTTCCTTCGCCACGCGAGAACCGCCCGGTTGACTGTAGGCAGGCGTCGCCTGTCCCGGAGCCGTGGCCTCAATCGAGGCTTTCAGCGCCCCGGTGCGGACGGGAGCAAGCGCCTGCATCCGCGCCACGAGTTCGTCGCCGCTCTTGATCAGCGCGGGCTGCACGGCTGCCTTCACGGCGGGAGGAATGGCCGCGAGACGCTTGGCGAGACGTTCCGACTGAGGGCTCAAAACTGATACTCCCGGAACGGTCGGACCAGATCGAACAGGCCGGGCGTCACGTCGGTTATGCTGACGCCCACAAGCGTGGCCTCGCGGTTCTCATAGAGATGCCCGACAAGCTGACGGACGGCCTCGCGTAGCGGTTCCGGCGTTCCATCCGGGAAGGCGGTCGCGTCGTCCAAGGGCGATCCGATGAACTGCGCCAGCCATGCTTCGGCGGCTGCGATCTTGTCGCCCAGAAGACCGTCGTCTTCGTCGGTGTCGATGTTTAAGTGGTGGCGCACGTCGTCAACGGTGATCGTCGTCATGCAGTCCTCGCAAAGTCGGCGTGAACGTCTTTCAAAGCCCGGTCGCGGACCTTCACGGCTTCGTCCAGCGACACATAAAGGCCCATGTAGATCGGACGCTTGTCGGCGTAGATCGTGACCTGATACCGGCCCCTAGCGTGCATGCTGATGCCTTTCAGGCCCAGCTTGTTGTTCTTGTAGGCACTCCGGTTGCGCATGTTCTGGGCCCGCGTCGCTTCGCGCAGGTTGGCCCAGCGGTTGTTGGCTTTGTCGCCGTCCTTGTGGTCGATTTCGTGCAGCGGCCAGTCGCCGGTCATGTAGAAGAAGGCAAGAACGTGGGCCATGTAGCTCTTGCCGTAGAGCGCGATCCGCACATAGCCCCTGTGCGAGCATCCGGCAGAAGCGCCGACTTTGCCGCGCTGCCCACGGCGCACCTTCCACGTAAAGACGCCCGTCTCAGGGTCGTAGTTCAATGCGGACTTCACGTCGTCAACGGTGATCGTGGTCATGCGCGTGTCTCGGCAGGGGAGGGGAGTGCGCGTGTATGAGCGTCAGGCGCACAAGATTGGTCGGCATGTCGCGCGTGCCGGGGTCCGCCGGTCCCTTTCGGCAGGGTGGAAGTTGTCGGATACCCCCCGGGTGTACCGTTTCGGCGCAGTTCGTCTGCTCGAATTGACCCGTCATTAACCGATCGGTCGCTGGTTAGCTTTCTCAAGGCGACGTGAACGGGCTCGCCATAGACGAAGACATGACGGAACAGCGTGCCCCGATGGCAACCGTATGCCTTCGCCCACTTGCTCAGCGTCATGACCTTGCCGTTGTGGCGCAGCATCAAGATGATGCGTGTGCGTGAGCGCAGGGGCGTCATGAACGCCGCTTCGACAGGCCATCCCTGATTGAGACGGTAGGCGAGGCAGCTACGCGACATGCCCAGTTCGCGCGCCCACGCCGTCAGGTTCATGCGCCTGCCCCGATAGAAGACCATTCGATCCATGACGCGGGGCTCGGAAGGCAGCGCGTTCAGTTCGTGCTTCTCCAAGAACCGTTCGCCGCTGATGCGCTTGGCTGCGCCTGAGCGAGACATGCCCGTGCGTTCGGCTATCTGCTTGATCGTCAGACGTTCGTCCCGAAAGACATAGGTCTTAGGCGTTCTGCCGATGCGCGCCTGCATCAAAGCGCCTCCCCGTATTCGCGGGAGAACTCAGCGGGCTTGTCGCTCTTGAGACTGCTTCCTGCCGCTATGACAGGGGACGCAAAGAGGCTGCCAGTTTGATCGTCGCCAGAACAGGGCGCGGTCGCCTTTGTGTGGAATGATGTGGTCGACCACGGTTGCGGGCTGTCCGCAGAATGCGCAGCGGGGATGGCTGGCGAGGAAGGTTCTTCGCTCTTGTTCCCACTTGCTTGTGTATCCGCGTTGTCGTGCGGAAGGGCGGACTTGATCGTGTCTGGCGTTGCGCTCCCGGTCGCGGGCTTTCCTGCATTCGCAGCGCTGGCCTGATGGGACGACTTTGCCGCAGCCGCAGACGTAAGGGGCGCGTGAAGGCATGGATTTGCGCTCAGCATGATTTCAAGTTCGTAGCCCAAAGCCGCCAGCAGGGCTTCGTAGATGTCGATCGCTCCACCGCACTGCGCCTTGCCCTTGATCATGCGGCGGTATGTGCTGCGATTGACCTTGGCTGCTTTGCACAAGGCGCGTTCGGACATGCCGTTTTCGTGTTGAAGCTGACGAATGAGTTTCGGCCAATCCGTCATGCTGCTTTCCTCGCCTTGCGGATCGGACGTTGCATGATCTTGGTGCCCATACCGGAGAAGACGGCCTTGAACTTCTCGCCCAGATTGCTTGTCGTGGGGGCTTCGGGCTCGGATGATCCGAAGATCGCGCGCATGAACTCGATACGGCCTTTGTAAGCTTCCGTGATTTCCGCAGGCGTCGCGTCCAGCGTGACGCCGGGAGGCCAGCCCAGCCAGCCCGTGCCGATCCGGTAGAGGCTTTCGAGATAGTCCTTGAAGGGGACGCTGTTGCCCTTGCCGCCGCCTGATGTGCGCTCGGTTGCGTCAAGCCCCGCACATGCCGCCACATATTGCAGCATGGGTTCTTTCAGGCTGGGCAGCGCGTCGAATATGTCGTCAATGGAGATGGCGGGCGCATTGTCTTTCAGGATCGCGCTGGCGGTCTCGAGACTGCCTTCCATGATCTTGCTGACGGCCCCCGAAAATGATCCGGGACGCTGTTCGAGATTGAGGGCGTTGCGCAGCGACGGGCGAAGCACGATGACTTCCCCCGCGACAGTGCATCGGATGATCCGCGCAACGCCCATCGTTCATGCTCAGGCGATTGCCAGCGTGTAGTCGGCTTCCGCCACGCCGCCGCCGTCATAGCTGACGCGGACGGTAAAGGTGGCCGAACCCGCCGCGCTGGGCGTGCCGCTGATGACGCCGGTGCTGTCATTGATCGTCAGGCCAGCGGGCAGCGCGCCTTCGCTGATGCTGAACGCCTTCGTGCCGATGCCGCCCGAAGCCGTGATGGTTTCGCTGTAGGCGGTTCCGTGGGTTGCGCCGGGGAGCGGGCCGGACGACGGCGTGATGCTGACGGTCGGCGCGGCGGGGATTTCGAGAATGGCCCCGTCAATTCCAAGGTTGATCGTCGTCTTGACGATGTTGTCAGCTTCCTTGAACTCGTTCTGAGCGCCGCCCACGACTGCCCGCATGTAGAACACGGTGTTCTCGCCATCGGGCGTCGGCTTGTCGTTCAGTTCGATCTTGATGGCATAGGGCAGATAGTCTTCCACGGCGGCGCGAGCCTTGTTCTGGCCAGCATCGGTCGTGTTGCGCGCGACGATCAGCTTGATGCTGCCGCTGTCGATAGAGCCCTTGAGGCGGCGCACATGCGCGTCAGACAGGCGCGTGTATTCCAGAACCTTGGCTTCCGGGCCCCACTCGCCAAGGTCGATCACGTCGTTGATTTCGAGGTAGGTGTCGGCCTCGAAATCCGCGAGTTCCGAAATCGTAGCGTTGGCGGACCCGATGTAGACGCGGGCCTTGGCGGTCGTTCCGATGGTCATGGGTTGATCCTTTCAGGAATGAGAGAAGCGGCGGGTTGTTCGCCCGCCGATGTTGATGGTGCGGATCAAGCCGCGTGCATCTTGAGGAACTTGAAGGCTTCGGTTTTCGTGACCCCGCCGCCGACGCGACGCCGCGCATGGAAGCGCACCAGCCCGCTCACCTGTTGGCTGTAGGGGTCGCGAAGGACGGATAGGCTCACGCGGTCGAAGATGCGATAGCCCGAACCGAAGTCGCCGAAGACGACGGGAATTGCGCCAGCCGCCACGTCGGGCATGTCGGGCAATTCCAGCACGGGACGGCCCAAGATCGTGGCCGGGTTGCCCTGCGAAAGTGGTTCCTGCCAGATGTAACGGCCTTCGCCGTCCTTCATCTTGCGGACCTTGCCCATCGTCGTGCGGTTCATGCCCCACACGGCGCGGGCCGCATAGGCGCCGGGAAGCGCATGATACAGGTCAATGAGTTCGTCGGGGTCAATGTCGGTCGCCGCCGCCGTGGTGACGTTGGCGATGCCCGTGGTGCTGATGAGGCCCAGCGGTTTCTTCGTGCCGTTGCCAGCGACGAAGGCCGCGCCTTCCGCACGTCCGAACTCCTCCGCCAGATCGAAGCTGAGTTCGGCTTCGATGTTGAAGGCCGCGTCTTCCAGCAGGCGGTTGCTCACGTCGATGAAGCACTTCATCTCGAAGACGTTCATCGTGGTCTGGCCGTAGGTCGGCTGCGTCGCGGTGGCGTCGTCGCTTTCGTCGCCCCAGCTTGCCGAAAGTTGACCCGTGCGCTTTGGCAGAATGAGTTCGCCGGAAGCCGCCTGCGACACGCGCGCGACGGAACGGATCGGGGAGAACAGCACAAGGTTTCGGTCGAGTTCGCGCACGAACTGTTCGGGGGCCAGGTATCCGCCCGCGTTGTCCGTGCCGACCGTGAGGGCGCGGACTTCCTCCGCTTCCATGCGTTCGACGCCACGACGCGCGAAGTTGGCGAAGGCGCGCTGTTCGATGGTCGGGCCATTGTCGGCCTGATTGCCAGCGCCGGGACGGTTCAGGCGGGTTTCGAGCGCCGCCAGACGATCTGTCAGGGCGCGCTGTTCGGTCGCGTGTCGGGTCTGAAACTCCGTCGCTGCGCTGCGCAGTTCTTCGACCGCCGCCGTGGCCGCCGCCATCGGATCGTCGTTCGCCTCCCGCGTCTCGATAGGAAGCGAGCGGATTTCGATATGCGAGATATTGAAGTGCTTCGTCATAGCGTCAGCCTTTCATGCTGCGAAGCGTCAGGACTGCGCCATTGACGGCGCGGGCGAATGCGTCGGCGGATGCCGAACGCACATTCTTGATGCGAGCGCGCCCCGCGCTGGGCAGGGCGACTAGCGAGATTTCGACGAGTTCGATTTCGGACAGGACGCGGACGCCCTTCGTGTCGCGGGATGCGGTCTTGGGCCGGAAGCCGATGCTCAGGCCGTTCAGCGCGCCCGCCTTGAGAAGCGCATGGGCTTCCTTGCCGCGCGTCGTCTCGGTGATCAGCCTGCCCCGGACGGCTAGACCTTCGGCGTCTTCGCGAATGTCGTCCCAGACGCCGATGATTTCGTCGCTGCGATGCGACCAGAGCATCGGGGGCTTGATGTTGCGGGCCGCGTGATCGGCAAGCGTGTTCGCGAAGGCCCCGCGCTGGACGACTTCGTTATGCGCGTTCCGCTCATTGAAGATCGCAGCATGTCCGGTGAATACGCCTTCGGCCTCGCCCATCGCAAAGCGAATGTCGAAGTCGGCCACGTCGCTGGCGAGCGCGTGGCGTCCTGCAATCAGTTTCTCAAGTGCAATCATCTTAGCCCCCAAATGTGCCGGTATCCCCGCTCGCCTGAGCGCCCCACACGAACGCGCGTGAGGCCCAGCGACGGGGTCAACTGGCGCAGCACGCGATTGACGGTGTTCGTCTCGCTCACGGTGATGGGCTGGTCTGGATAGACGCGCTCCGCTATTTCGCGGACGGACAAGCGCGCTTTCGGCTGGGCTGCGAAGATCGCCTTCACGGCGGATTGCACGTGGCCGCTGTTATTGGCTGTCATCGTCGCCCCCACGATCTTGTGCGCGTCCGAACCACAAGGTTTCGAGAACTGCGACTGCCAG